AAGATGCATTGAGGGGTTTTACCCCGACATTCTTAGTTATGGATGAGGCAGCCTTTATCGATAATGGTGCAGATGTGTTTGGTGCAGCATTAGCATCTTTAGGTACAGGTGGTAAGATTGCACTGATATCAACACCAAACGGTATGGATCCACTTTATTATAAAACTTATGATGGTGCCAAAAATAAAGAAAACAATTTCAACGTAGTTGAAATGAAGTGGTATCAGGATGTTAGATACAACAGAGGATTATATTGGGTAAGGGGTGAAAATGAGAAGATAGAGTGTAAAACTTTAAATAGGACTAAGTTAAGATGGGAATATTTGGATAAAATATATGAAACCGATGAATCTACCATAGAATATTATGAGGTTATGGTGAAAGAGGGGTGGAAACCTTTATCCCCTTGGTACGAAGAGATGGCGGCAGATATGGGTGACGCAAAAAAGATTGCACAAGAACTTGATGTATCATTTATCGGTTCAGGGGGTAACGTTATAGATGATGAATTTATTTCATATCATGAGGAAAATTTTGTTAAAGATCCCGAATTCTCTGCAGAATTAGAAAAGGCTATGTGGATATGGAAAAAACCTGAGGTAGGACATAAATATATTATGGGCGTAGACGTTAGTAGAGGTGACGGTAAAGATAGTTCCACAATAGTTATTTTAGATTTCGAAAACTTAGAACAAGTTGCGGAATTTAAATATAAACTACCACCAGATATGTTGGCAGAGGTAGTTTATAAATATGGTAATATGTATAGTGCCTATACAATAATAGATATCACAGGTGGTATGGGTGTTGCAACGGTATTAAAACTTTTAGAAATGGAATATAAGTTTTTACACTATGATGACCCTAAAAGTAGGAAATTGTCAGAAAAGTACGCTAAAACAAAATATACTGAGGGTGATAAAGTTCCAGGATTTAATGTGGGTAATACTAGATTACAATTAGTTTCTGAATTTGAGGAACATATTAGAGAGAATAAAACAATAATACGATCACATCGTTTAATTTCTGAATTGAGGACTTTTGTTTATAAAAATGGTAGACCCGATCATATGGAGGGTTATCATGATGATATAATAATGGCTTACGCTATGTGTATTTTTATAGTACAAACATCATTCAAAAAATTAGAGATGGTTGAGAAACAAACTAAGGCTATGTTAGATAGTTGGGTTAACGTTTCAACTAAAACAACTGCTCCGTTATTGGAAGATCAAAAATACACAAATCCATTTTATACTAACACACCAACCTATCATCCTAAACAAGGGGTTAATGGTAATAATGACAATGGTGAATACAACTGGTTGTTTGGTATAAGATAGTATTTAGTTTTTTTTGATATTTATTATAATAGTAATAAAGTATAAAGATAAAAAATGGCTAGAAAAACGATATTCCAACAGTTAAATGATTTATTTGGTCCAGAAGTAAAAAGGGCACAAAATAAGTCTAGATATTCTATAAATGATAAAGAACTCCTTAAAACTAAATCTAAAGAGGATTTTGAATTTGAGAAACTTAAAAGACAACAAGACGCCTATTTGTCAAATATGTGGCAAAAGGTTGATAATGAAATATACCAACATTCCATTTATTACGAAACAACAAGATTAGCATCTTATGCCGATTTTGAAGGTATGGAATTTTTCCCTGAAATCGCAGCCGCATTAGATATAATGATGGAGGAATCCACAACTTTAAATTCAGAAAATAAAGTTATTAATATTTTTTCTGAGAGTAGAAGAGTTAGGAGGATTTTAGAAGATTTATTCTTCAATAGATTAGATATTCATACCTCATTACCAATGTGGACAAGAAACACTTGCAAATACGGTGATAATTTTTTATTCTTAAATATTGATAGTGATGAGGGTATAACAGGTGTTAAACAACTACCTAACATTGAGATTAGTAGGAAAGAAAATGAGGGGTTTGGTGATAGTTCTAATGTTACTGATACAGATAAGTTTAATCCAGTTACATTTATTTGGGGTCAGAGAGACATAGAATTTAATGCTTGGCAAATTGCCCATTTTAGATTGTTAGGTGATGATAGAAGATTACCTTATGGAACATCTATGTTAGAAAAGGCTAGAAGAATATGGAAACAACTATTATTATCTGAAGATGCGATGTTAATATATAGAGTAACTAGGGCACCAGAAAGAAGAATATTCAAAATATATGTTGGTAATATTGACGAAAAGGATGTACCCGCATATGTCAATAAAATTGCAGATAACTTTAAAAGGAGTCCTGTAATTGATCAAAAAACAGGTCAGATAGATACTAGATATAATCAAATGGCACAAGATCAGGATTACTTCATTCCCGTTAGAGATCCAAACGCACCGAGTCCAATAGATACATTGGCGGGTGCAACAAACCTATCTGAGATTGCAGATATCCAATATCTACAAAAAAAGTTATTCACTGCACTTAGAGTACCTAAACCTTTCTTAGGTTTTGAAGAAGCAAACGGTGATGGTAAAAATTTGGCATTACAAGATATTAGATTTGCTAGAACCATTAATAGGATTCAACAGTCAATGATACAAGAACTTAATAAGATTGCAATTATACATTTATATATTTTAGGTTTAGAAGATGAATTAGAAAATTTCACACTTTCACTTAATAATCCATCTACACAGGCTGAGATGTTGAAGGTTGAACAAACTCAGTTAAAAGTAACATTGTATAAGGATTCTGTCGCAGATGCTGGTAATGGGTTTGGAGCAATGTCTATGACTAGAGCCAAAAAAGAAATATTGGGTATGTCTGAGGAAGAGATAAGAAACGACTTAGAACAACAAAGATTAGAAAAAGCGGCAGCGGCAGAGATGGAACAAACTGCGGAAGTTATTAAGAAAACAGGTATATTTGATAGAGTCGATAAATTATATGGTGACTTTGACGCATTATTATCAGGCGCAGGTGAAGCCGAAGCAGGTGCAGGTGGTGACGCAGGTGCGGCTGGTGCAGATATGGGAGGTGGTGCAGATATGGCAGCAGGTGCTGAACCAGCAGCAGAACCAGCGGCAGAACCAGCAACCACAGAATCTTTTAGAAAGGATGGTACTTTATTAACTGAGGAAAAAAGGAGAAAATATGAAGAGAAAACTAAAAGATATCAAGGAATTTATTTAAGAAGACTTACTGAAAGTTTACAGAATAATGAACACATATATAATTTAGATTCAGTTGAGAAGGATACCGATGTGTTAAATTCTAAGATTAGTGAAATGACTAAAGAGATAGATAAATTAACTAAATAAGTTTTTTTATAAAAGTTTAATATTTATTATATAAAACTAACACATGAAAAATTTTGGTAATATAAAGGACACTTTTAAACAATTGATGATTGAGTCCATCATTAGTAATGACGATAAGGGTAAAAAATTGTTTAATAAGTTTTTAAAAACTATCGGTGAAAACAAAACATTAAAGGAACAATATTTATTATATAGTAATTTACAAAACAGAAAGTTTGATGATTCTTCTGAGGCTAAAGAATATATTAAAGAAAATATAGGTTTATTAAAATCATTAAATAAAAAACATATCGATAGTGGTAATGAGTATTTTTCTAAATTACTTAAAGGTGTAACTTTAGTTAAAGAAAATCAATCGTTCTATAATGATATCGATTTTTTAATTAAAACCGAAAAAAACGCAACAAACATAGATAAAATACAGGAATCTATTAATAACATTACTAAAAGAATGTTAGAAAAAGATGTAGAAGAAACAGTAGTATCTGAATCAATAGGGTTACCACCTAGTATGTTTGCCAATATTTTAGTTTCTAAATTCAACTCAAAATATTCTGAAATAAATGAAACTGAAAGAGAAATTATTAAAACAGTTTTAAATGGTAATAAGGAAGATAAAAAATCTTTGTTTGAATCTGTGAAAAGAGAATGTATCGACAATATAGATAAAAAATTGAATGAGTCATCAGATATTGAAATAAAAGATAAGTTATTAAAAGTAAAAGATAAATTATTAAATACTAACTTTGATTACGAAAATTTCAATTCACAGATAGGTAAAATTTACAATTTAAAAGAATCGATAGATTAAAATGAACCCCTCCAAATGAGGGGTTTTTTATTTATAGAATTTGACTACTAACTATTTTAATAGTATAATTATAAAAACTTTAAAATAACAAAAAATGAAAAATTTTATGAATGAAATTAGGAAAAGAAATCAAATTAGATTTATTAGGAAACTATAAAACAAAAATCGGCACCGTAAATAATAAAGAATCGAAAAGTTTATATTTAAACTTATGTGCGTGGGGAGAGTTAAAAGAAGATTATGATAATATTAACTACGAATTTTTCTTAAGTAATGTAAGAAAAAAAATAAAACAAAAAATAAATGATACAATCAACAAAGAATTATTTCACGAAAATAAATACATAGTTGATTTGGATATGAGGACTTCAGGATTAAACATCAATAAAAGAAGTTTTATGTCTTGTGAGATAACATTATATCAAAAAAAATATTTACCCATAAATAAAATTAATATCGTAGAAAACAGTAAAAAAATTATCTACGATGTGGTAAATGAATGTCTAGAAAATAATTCGGTTTTTACTTTCCATAAATCTAAAAAGTAATTTTTTAACTCAGTGGTATATTTATAATAAAAGTATAACACTGTTATGGAAATTCTTAAAAAAAACGAAATAAATAAAAAAGGTATTCTAGTCGAATATGACGCAGGATACATTTCCCCAAAAGATAACAGACATTTTGTAAATGAGATGTCAAACTTAACCAAAGGTCAACCTATTATAGAAGAACCTTTGGTTGTTTATGCCGTATTGCAAAAGTATGGTGTTGAAAATAGAAACGGTAGAGTTTACCCTGAGGCAATCTTAAGGAGAGAGTCTGAGAACTATTTAAAACTAATCAAAGAGAAAAGAGCCTTAGGTGAGGCGGATCACCCAGAATCATCTATAGTTGCAGTAAGTAGAATTTCCCATAACATCGTAGACTTATGGTGGGAAGGTAATGTACTTATGGGTAAATTAGAAATTATAATGTCACCAGGATTTGTTAATCAGGGTATTATTTCTTGTGAAGGTGATAGAGTTGCCAATTACATTAGAAAAGGTTTAAAGATTGGTGTGTCATCTAGAGGTGTAGGTTCTTTAGAAAAAGAAGGTGGTAAAAATATTGTACAAGATGACTTTGAATTAATTTGTTGGGATATTGTTACATCACCATCAACACCAGGTTCTTGGATTTATAGTGAAGAACCTTCTAGAGAACAACAAATGTCAGAATCTAAAATTAAAAATGAAGA